AGTCGAAACGGTATTACCAGAAGTAGTAAGTGAAGACGCTAATGGAATTAAATCAGTAGCATATGGTAACATGGTAGGACTTCTTATTGAAGCAATTAAAGAGCAACAAGCACGTATTGACGCATTGGAGGAAAGACTAAATGCCAACAACACTTAATGGCAACGGACTTAATTACGCACAATTAGCAAATAATCCAAGCAGTCCAGTAGAAGGCCAAGTATATTATAATACTACACAAAAAGAACTACGGCAGTATGATGGTCAACAATGGCAGCAAGTAGCAGTAGGTGATGGCGGGTTTAAATATCGAACTGTTATTACAACTAGTTTTGTACAAGGCGGATATAAAAGCGGAACTCCTTATAATAATGTAAATAAAATGGTACATAGCACAGATGTCTGTACCAATTTGGGAAATATTTTAGCATATGCGTTCAGCTATAGTTGTGGAGCACCTAGTAGAACCAAGTCGTGGACATTTGGAGCCAATGGGTCGCATTCAACAGCAAATGCTAATTGTGTAGCTGTACAAATGTATACAGATACTGGGATAGCATACAGCAGTGCAAACAACATGAGTTCAAGTAGAAATGATGCAGGTGCTGCATTCAAAGAAACAGAATACTGTCACATAACTAGTAATACTACTAGTGACAAGTTTAATTTTACAACTGATACTAGCGCCGCTGGAATAACCGGTATTATTGCAAACGGTTCACACGATGGCGTACAAGCATTATGTGATCAACACAAAGCACACTTATACGGCGATGGAACAGGTCAAACATTGTTATTTGCATCAGATACACTCACTACAGACCAAGTGCAAGGATCAGCATTTAGCGGTGTACACACGCAACAAAAGCCAATTAATAGTAAAGATCGCAAAGGATATTTTGGAAATGAAGGATCATACAATGGTGGATATAACTATCGTGTGTTGGACTTAAATACAAATGTGTTAGCCAGAACAGTACCAAAAGTTATGACAAATATGGGTGAAGAAAATTACGATATGGGACAAGAACATCAATACTGTTTAGGCCAATATGATGGCGCACAAAACAATAGAGGACATAAGTTCTTTTATACAACAGACACTGGATATGAACTAGGATCTGGTTCAGTAAGAACTGGAATACCAGGCGGCTCTAGTGGCACATGTGGATGGAGAGGTTAAAAAATGGCAACAACAATAGGCAGTGGCGGAGTACAATATCCTACATCAGCAACTAATCCTAGTAGTCCAGTGGCTGGCCAAGTATATTGGAATACTACACAAAAAGAATTGCGACAGTATGATGGTCAATTATGGCAACAAGTTAGTATTGGTGATGGTGGGTTTAAATATCGAACAGTAATCACAACTAGTTATGTTATGTGTGGATACAAAAGTGGCACACCTTATAATAACGCAAATAAAATGGTACATAGTACAGATGTCTGTACCAACTTAGGTAACACTATGGCTTATGCTACAAGTTATAGTGGAGGTGCGCCTAGTAGAACAAAAAGTTGGGTATTTGGTGCCAATGGTGCACATACTACAGCTAATGCAAATGTTATTTCATTAAATCATGCTACTGATACAGGTAATTCATACAACAGTGCTAACAATATGGACACTAGTAGAAACGATGCTGGGTTTGCGTTTAAAGAAACAGAATATTGTCACATAACTAGTAATACTACTAGTACAAAATTTAATTTTACTACTGAAACAGCCGCAGCAGGACTAACAGGATTAATTGCAAATGGTACAGTTGATGGTGTACAGGCATTGGTTGATCAAAATGCAGCTCACTTGTATGGCGACGGAACTGGTCAACAATTAGTATTTGCTACTGACACATTGGGGGCAGATAGACTAGAAGCTTCTGCTTGGGTTGGTGCAAACAATCAGCAAAAGCCAATTAATAGTAAAGATCGCAAAGGGTACATTGGAAATGAAGGAACATATAACGCTGGGTATAACTACCGTGTATATGACTTAAATACAAATACATTGTCTCGCACAGTAACAAGACCACTACAAAACAGTGGCGAAGAAAACTTTGACATGGGACAAGAACACCAGTATTGTATGGGAATGTACGATGGTGCACAAAATAACAGAGGACATAAGTTCTTTTACACAACAGACACTGGATATGAACTAGGAGCAGGATCAGTTAGAACTGGAATACCAGGCGGCTCTAGTGGTATATGCGGATGGAAAGGCTAAGATATAAAAATGAATGAAATCGTATTAACAGAAAAACAGAATGAAATAATTCGTAAATCTCAACTAAACGATTGGAGTATGCCTGAGTTTAAACTTAAAAACTTTGTGGCTAGAAGTCATATTCATCCTATGCATCAACTACGTCAGTTAATGCTAGAATTGAATACAAAAGCGGAAATGATTGAAAATTGGGAGTTTGATCGTGAACAATTTGAACTTGAAATTGAATTGGAAAATGAAAAAGCATCACTTGCTCATTACGAAGCACAAAAAAAATTACACTTACTGGAAATTAAACGCATCACTACAAAGTTAGCAGTTGTCCAAGAAAAGCTGCGTACTATTCTTATTGAACGTGAAAAAGTTTTAAAACTAATAGATGAAATTGATAACAGCCCACAGGGTCGCACAAAAGATGGTCGACGATATTTAGATATCATGGATGATCCAGAACAAAATGAAGAAATTGAAAGCGATTATTGGGAATATAGACTTGCAAAACAAGCCGCAATGGATATGATTGCATATGGTCGTATTGGTGTGGGTAACATGGAAGCAATTATGCAATTAGATGCAGACTCACAAAACAAAACAATTGCTATGGCATATGAAGTTCTAATTCAAAATGAATCACGTATGAACAAAATTAGTGATGTAGTAGTAGAGAAATTAAATAATGGCGAAACAGTTAGTGACATTCATGAACTAGCAAACATTAGCCAAACTGATTTTATTGAAGATGTGATTATAAAATTAGCTAACCAGGAGAAAAAAGTTGTACCTCTTATTCAAAAGCGTTGATGAACGAAAATTAGGTCCAGTCCAAAAAATGGGATATTGGATGGACTTTATGGTTGGGTTTATTCCTGACACCCATGTTGACATTATTCCGTATGAGCATCTAGCACCCACACGTACATTGGAAAGTGAAGGGGTAGCAAATGCTTGGATGTTTATGGACGGGTATAGAGGTTTTATTAGTGTACGTTCACAAACAGATCAAAATGATGCATTGCAAGTATTGTCAAGTGGTGAGGAACTTGGTGTAAAAACATCGTACACTTTAACTGATGAGGACGTTACTAATACTGTTACTTTTATGAAACATATTATGAGATTGCGTCTTGATGAGGTTTACGATAAACGCCTTGTGCAACAAATGATGCAAGTAAGCACACTAGAACATGATAGTTGGGCAGAACAATTGACTGAAGCTAAAGCGTATCAAGCTGATAATACAGTCAGTGTTCCTATGATTCAATCACTTGCAACCGCACGTGGCATTACACTTGATGAAATGGTAACAAAAGTTATCAATGCAACCACAGCATATAATACAAAAGTTCAAGAACTATTAAGTGCAAAACAAGTAGTGGAAACTGAAATAAAATCGTGTACAACTATTAGCCAATGTTGTTTATTACTACACAACAGATTTGATGTACACATAAGCCTTGCACAAGCTGAGTCTGAAGGTATTACTTCTGATCCAGCATTTAATATTTGACACTTAAAAATTTTCGTGCTATATTATAATTATGTTTAGTATACCTATCAATCAGAAACTTTCTGAGCAACAATTCCATGAGTTTGTAGCTTTTTGTAATGAGTATAAAGATTATATCTATGATCTTTATTTTACTTGTCGTATGCCTCCGTTTACACAGGATGCGATGGGTGATATTATTGAAACGCAAGCCGATGCAATCCAAGTTATTGAAACTGCATTACATATGCAAAAAACTACAGGCATAAAAGTAAGTGCAACTTTTAATAACATACAAGTTCAACCAAGTCAGAAAAATTTAGACTTGTTTTTAAAAAACTTTGAACAATTGTATGAGGCTGGTGTACGTTGTGTCACAATACCACACACGCATTGGGTTGCAACAAAGCAGATGCAAATGCGGTTTCCTGAATTGGAAATTAAAAATACAATCTTGAGAAATGTTACTCGAGCAAATGAGATTGCAGAGCTAGCAAAAGCAGGGTTTAATTATATTAACCTTGACAGAGACTTAATGCGTGATAGAGATGCGTTAAAGCAATGCCGACGTGCCGCTGATAAATTTGGGGTAAAGTTAAGTTTACTTGGCAACGAAGGTTGCATAGGCAACTGTGCAATGATGGACGAACATTTCCAATTTAATAATATGCGTGAACAAGGTCCTGCATACTTTTTAGATAGTATTAGTAGAGTAAGTTGTCCTAAATGGGATGTACAAGATCCTAGTGTTCCTCTTAAAACAGCTAACATTCCACCATGGCGAGAAGACTGGGTAGAGTTACTGGATTATGTTGATGTGTTTAAGATGCACGGACGTGAAAGTATTAAGCAAATATACAATACAATGGATATTATTCGTCGTTATGTTAATAATGAAGAGTTTTTATTTAACGAGTTTGAAGAGTATTTGACAGAATCAAACCTGGAAGAGCGTCCAATTGACGCTTGGCGTAAAATTATTAAAAACTGTAAGTTTGATTGTTGGGATTGTAATTTTTGCGATAAAGTATATGAAGCACGTAGTGGTAAAAAACTTCCACAAATTGTACATGATGTAGTTAATGAATTAGTAGACAGTGTTGAGTATGTAAACAACTTGGAAATACCTGGACTAACCAGTAAACGAGTACAAAACTTGCTAATGGGGTTAAGTAGTAAAGTTAACACATATTTAGAAGTTGGCAGTGCTATGGGTGCAACAGCCGCTGCTGTTGGTGTAAATGATATTGACATACACTGTGTAGATAACTGGAGTGATACAATACAACCACAGCGCAATAATTTTGCATTACCCAGTAATACATTAGCCGAATTTAAAGATAACACGGGACACATTAATCAATTAACTATACACAATGCAGACATGCTTACTGTAGACTTGACTACACTACCTAAGATTGACATGTTCTTTTATGATGGACCACATGATTTTGAGAATACAAAAAAGGCAGTAGAGTATTATAGTAGTGTGTTTAGTGATACAGCATTATTAATATTTGATGATGCCAACTGGACAGAAGTTGTTAAAGGTGCTGAAGCAGGAGTAGAAAGTAGTGGTCTTGATATTGTTTATAACAGACTGTTGCTGAATGAAGTAGAAAATCCAAACATGTGGTGGAATGGGTTATACATTATGGTAGTAAAAAAATGAGACTCTGGAAAGCATATAGTGGACATGTACTAATAGAATCTGGTATTGGATCTCAACCCCAACGACATGACCTATTACGTCAAGCATATGATTATAAAGACAATAACCCTAGTAATTTAAATACTAATGATGGTTGTTGGCGTGCTGATATTAAATTTGAACGCAGTGAATGGTTACACCAAGCCTTAATAAAACAACTTGAAGAAACAGTAGGTTATTATTTAGAAGAAGATCGTGCATTTGCTCATATGTTTAACGGCGGTGATCCTTATATTGAATCTTGGACTAACATAAACGATCCTGGAAGTTTAAACTTATTGCATACGCATAAGTCATTTAACTTTAGCGCCATATACTATGTACAAGCAAATCATACTGGAGACTTAGTATTCTTAAATCCAGCTAATATGGATCTAAGTGCCAGTTATTTAGGACCTGGCACAAGTAGGATGCATTATAAGCCAAATGATGGAGATTTAGTTATGTGGCCAAGTTGGATTCCACATGAAGTAGAAAGAAATGAAAGTGATATATCACGAGTATGTATTGCTTTTAATATTAGGTTCCAATGAAAAAAATAGAATTCTTTAGTACAGTAGATGGATTAACAGACACATACCCTGTTATACACAGTAAGTCAGTAATGCCTGCGTGGATTAAAACAGCCCAACATGAATACAAACAAATGGCACATCACGATTTTCATATTGCACGATGTCCTGGTATTATTGATGTACTAACAACAGGATATGTTGTTTGTGCTTGGCATGACATTGCAGTGCGTAGTGGTCCTAGTAGTCTAGAAACATATACACCAGATATTGCACTAGAAGAACTATTAGAAAAACCAGCAATACAAGTACAGCATGGCGACAGTATTGCCAAACATATACCAAAAAGGCCCTGGAGTCATAAAAGCATACTCAAGATTAATACACCTTGGCATATTATTTCAGACTGTAAATTTATGATGTTACCAATGCCGTATACAGAACAGTTTGAATTTGAGAGTTGTATTGGTATACTTGACCCTAGTATAAGTAGTGAGATAAACATACAAGGCTATGTAAACGGCCATGGAGAGTTTACAATTCGTGCGGGAACACCGCTGTGTCAACTTGTGCCCATGAGTGAAAAAACATCTGAACTAGTTGTAAGAGATGCAACTGATCACGACCGTAAATGGATAACACGTAGGAAATACTATAACAGTATTGGTTTTAGTTTAAACAAAAATATAGTATCCGCCGCCTATAATAAATTTTTTAAGAGGAAATAATGGAATATATAGACTTACTGTTAAAAGGACAAGTATACTTGTTCTTAATTGTATTTGTAATGATGATTGCAGGCATGGTAAAGGAACACAAATTATTTGATGATATATTTTGTTTCTTTGAGCAAAATTTAAAAAGCAAAAAAGCAGTTGTAGCTGTTGTGAGTGCTATTACTGGACTATTGCCAATCAAAGGTCGTGTTACAGTAAGCGCAGGTATGCTTGAAGCATTGGCACCAGATAAAGGTTGCTGTGGCAGAGAAAAGTTTGGTCCTATTGACTATGTTAGTACGCATCATTATTACTTTTGGAGCCCATTAGAGAAGACAGTTATTCTTCCCATGGCGGCATTTGGATTAACATACACACAATTTATGGGTATTATGTGGCCACTGTTGGCAGTTAGTATTGCATTTATTCTTTCATACTTGATCTGGGGTGTAAAAGAAAGTGATATTGAACTAAACGATTGTACTAGAGATATTAAAGTAAGTCGTATTACACGTTATGTATTGCCATATGTAGCAGGCGTTGGTGCTATTATTGCTGGTGTGAACTTCTTGTGGGCATTTGGTGCACTAACACTTTACTATATGGTAGTTACACGTACATTTGATATACCTAAATTGTTACGTTTTGTAGACTGGAAATTGATCGGTTGGGTTGCACTTATTATTGTAGCGGCAAATTTTGCTAGAGAAAATACAAGTGCCATTAAAGAGTTCTTGGAAAACAGTGGACTTGATATTAATACCTGGAGTGGATTTATTATGTTAAGCGCCGCAAGTTTTGCTGGTGCGTTTGCACTAGGTAGTAGTAGTCGCTTTGGAGCACTAACTGTTATTATGGCTAGCATTTATGGTATTGAATACTTACCTTGGTTCTTTGCTGT